GATAAGCTGATTGGCGGTTTTGGTGAAGCTTTTGGTGCTGGTGCAAGTGGTGGAGAAAGAAAAGGTATTGGTGGATTTTTGGGTGGTTTATTAGGAGGTTTATTAAAGTTTGAAGATGGTGGAAGACCTCCAGTTGGGAGAGCTTCGATTGTTGGAGAACGTGGGCGTGAATTATTTGTACCAAAAATTGCTGGTACTATTATTCCAAACAATCAAACAGAAGAAATTTTAAAGAATCAAATACTTAAAGGCAGGACAAATAATTTACTTGAAAATATAACAAAATCACTTGTTAACAAAATTAATAGTGATACAGTTCCTGAAACAAAAAGTGCTGAAGAGTTTATTAAAAATTCTATTGGAGGAATGTTTAGGGAAAATGGTGGCCCTGTTAAAGCTGGTCAGCCTTATATTGTTGGAGAACGTCAACCTGAATTATTTGTACCTCGCACATCTGGAACAATTTTACCTTCAGTTCCTACAGGTGGAGGAGGTACGACAAATAATATGATCACCGTGAACGTAGATGCAACTGGTAGTTCTGTTCAAGGAAACGGATCAGATGCCGATCAGTTAGGGGGTCTGATTGCTTCTGTTGTGCAGGCAACTATAATTGATGAGCAAAGGGCAGGGGGTTTGTTAAGTAAATAATGGCTACATTTCCATCAATTACTCCCACTTATGGGATGAGAAAACAAAGCAAACCAAAAGTAAAGGTAAGTTCTCTTGGTGATGGTTATGAGTTTAGGGCATTATATGGCCTTCCACTTTCGCAAGACCCAAAAGTATATGATCTTACTTTTAACGTGTCTGAGACTGAATCGGATGTAATAGAAGCGTTTTTAAGAAGCAGGGTTGCTGATCAGGCAAGTTTTACATTTACACCACCAGCAGAAGGGTTTAGTGCAAAGACAGGAACCTTTGTACAATCCGATGGAAGTGGTGGTGCTGGGACAATTATTACTGTCACTTTCACAAATCATGGTGTGGCAATAGGTGATGTATTAACAGTTGACTTTAGTTCTGGCCCAACTGATGGATCATATGTTGTCGCTTCTTCTGCTGATGCCAATACTTTTACACTAACTTCAACTTCTGCTGATAGTGCCTTAGTTACTGTTGCAACTAATGTTAATTTTACGCTTTCTGGGGCTGGTCTATATGTTTGTGATTCATGGACAAAAACTATTCCTTATAACAACAGAGCAATAATAAATTGTTCTTTTAGAGAGGTATTTGAACCATAATGGCAATTCCTACAAGTGCACTTCAAGAATTAACAAATAAGTCAATTATTGAATTATATTCTGTTGAATTAAAACCTGATATTCATTATAGAAAAGCAGCAAAAACAGCTATTTATACACAGTCAGATGGAAGTGGAGCAGCTGGAACAATAATAAGCGTTTCATTAGCTGGACATGGGTTTTCTGCTGGTTTAATTTTAAGTCTTGATTTTACTACAGGAAATGGAATTGATGGAATTTATACAATACAAACAGTACCTAATACCGACTCTTTCACCGTTACAGGTACAACTTCACAACTTACAAGTGGTGATGTATCTTTTAATATCAATACAACAGCAGCGAATCCAACTGTTTATTTATTTTACAGTGGTAATAACATGAAAGATAGCTTAGATATTATATGGCAAGCAAATACATATTCAAGGATGCCTGTAAAAGCTGAAGGTTTTAAATATTCTGGTAAAGGTAAATTGCCAAGACCAACTTTAACTCTTTCTAATCTTTTAGGAACTATCACAGCGATATTGCAGTTAACAAATCAAACCACACCATTATCTGATCTTGCAGGGGCAAAAGTGACAAGACGCAGAGCATTAAGTAGAGATTTAGATGAAGAAAATTTTCCATCTAATGTGAATCCATACAAAGTTGGCTCAGTTGATCCTTCAGCAGAGTTACCACGTGAGGTTTATTTTGTTGAGAGAAAAACTATTGAAAATAGAAATATTGTTCAGTTTGAACTTGTAAGTAGTTTTGACTTGTTTGGTGTTTCTGCACCTAAAAAGCTTGTAACTAGAGACGACTTCCCACTCGTTGGAACATTTGTTAACTTTTAATTATGACTTGGAAAGAATCTTTTATAAAATATGCAAAAGAACAAGCACCAGAAGAGGCTTGTGGTTTGCTTGCAATAATCAAAGGCAAAGAAACCTTTTGGCCTTGTAAAAATTTAGCAGAGGGAAAATTTGAGTTTTTTATACTTGATCCTGATGATTGGGCAGAATGTGAAGATACAGGAGAAATTATTGGTGTTATACATAGTCACCCTGTAGGTGCTGCGACACCATCAGATACAGACAGGGCAGCCTGTGAACATCTTGGGTTTCCATATTATATTTACAGTATTGAACATAATCATTGGGAATTGTTTAAGCCTTCAGGATGGAAAGCACCCTCATTGATTGGTAGGAAATTTATCTGGGGAAAATATGATTGTTGGTCTATAGTTACAGATTGGTTTAAAGAAAATAAAAATATTAATATTAAATACTGGGAAAGACCAAAAAAAATGAAAGATTTTATAAATAATCCAGAGTTTGAATTTGCTTTACCTAAATTAAATTTTGTAAAACAATCAAATAATAAAAATATAAAAGTTGGTGATGTTTTACTCTTTCAATCTGTAACAGGCAATTTAGATCATGTCGCTGTTTATATAGGTGATAACATGATATTGAATCATAATATAAAAGCTTTGAGTTGTAGAGAACTTTTTGACTTAAGATATCAACAGGCACTCAGAGGAGTTTATAGATATGCAGCTTAAAAAAATTAAAGTTTATGGTAAGTTAAGACAATTTTTAGGAAAGTCGTATTTTATGGCTGCGGTTAAATCACCACAACAGGCGATGAGTTTTTTAATGGCAAATTTTGAAGGTATACAAAAACATATGAATGATCAGATATATAAGGTGAAAATGGGAGGCAGAGTTATTACAGAAGAATATTTATCAATGTCTGGTCAGGGTGATATTCAAATTATTCCAGTTGCTACAGGTTCCGCACCAGTGATTCCTATAATTATTGGGGCTGGTGCTATTGGTGCTGGGGCTGCTATTGGTACAGCAACTTTGGGTGCTTCATTACTATCAGGTGCCTTAATAACCGTTGGAGCTTCAATGGTTGCTGGTGGGATTACTGATCTAATATCACCACAAAAACCAGTTCCTAATGTTTCAAGCGTAAGTGAAATTGATCCAAATATAAGAGGATCATATTCTTTTACTGGCATACAGAATGTTAATAATAGTGGTGTTCCGATTCCAATTTTATATGGACTTGTCTTCAGTGGTTCGATTCTAATAAGTGCGGGTACTGACACCTCTCAAATAGTTGCAGAAACTTAAAGATGGCTGAATTAATTAATAACGATATTCGACCAACATTAGGAAATCCAACACCTGAAGAGTATGAAAACTCTCTGCAAAGTAAACAGTTTGCAACAGTAATAGATTTACTAGGCTATGGAGAAATTCATTCATCATTGGATGATCGAAATATTATAACAGACGGTAATTTAAGAGGAGAAGGTAATCTTCTTCAAACTACAATAAACAAAGATTTTCAAAATAATGTTTTTTTAGAAGGCACTCCATTAATAAATGACAATGGTGAAAAAAATTTTGCTGATGTACAAATTGAATACAAATCTGGTTTTAGTAATCAAAGTCCATCACAACTAATTGATGAAATACAAAAAGTTAATACTGTTGGTGTTGAGGTACCTCATGGAACTCCTATAACAAGGTCTATAGATAATACAAATGTAGATAAAGTCAGAGTAACTTTACAAATACCAATTTTACAAAAAGTTGACACAGATTCAAATGAGATTACAGGAACAAGTATTGGAGTATCTATAAAAATTAAGGAAAATAATGGAAATGAAGTAGATTTTGTTCCAAAAGATGTGATTGTAGGTAGAGTAACTAGTCCTTATTTGAAAGATTATGAAATAAAATTTACAAGAGACATGGATTTTCCAATAAGTATAACTGTTGAAAGACTTTTTGAAGAAAACCCCAAATATCAAAGAAGGGTAAATTGGCTATCTTTTACAGAAATAACTACAGATAAGCGTGCTTATGAGGGTTTCGCTTATGTTGCAGTAAGATTTAATGCTCAACAGTTTCAAAGCTTTCCTAAACGTATGTATAGGGTCAAGGGTACCAAAATTCTTGTGCCTAATGGAACAACAATCGATAGTGATAATGGAAGGGTTGTATACCCAGAGAATTATATTTTTGATGGTACTTTTAAAACAGTTGAAGCTAATGACTTAGTATTTGGAACAGTTGATGGAAATCTAAAAAAAGAATGGTGTTCAGATCCAGCTTGGATCTTGTACGACATCTTGACTACTGATAAAGGTTTTGGTGGGGAAAACGGGATTATTGATCCTGATACTTTAGATGTTTATAGTTTTTTTGCAGCAAGTAAATATTCTAGCGAATTAATAACAGACCCTATTACAGGTACTCAGGAGCCAAGATTTAGCTGTAATGTAGTTTTAAATCAAAAAAATGATGCCTATTCCTTAATTAATGATTTATGTTCTGTAATGAACGCCATGCCTTTTTACAGTAATGGTAGTTTACAACTATCTCAAGACAGACCAACCAACACAACAACAAAAACGTCTGACCCTCAATATATTTTTAATAATTCAAATGTAACAGAGGAAGGTTTTACATATCAGGGTGTAGGACAAAGAATAAAATATACAGAAGTTGAAGTTGCTTATTTTGATAATGATACACAAGAAATAGATTTTGAACTTGTAACAACTGAAGATATAAAAGCATTTGCAGAGCCTGATGAACATAATCCAAACGCATTAGACGCTAAAAATAAATATGGAAGCACTAGAAAAACTTTAAAAGCTTTTGCCTGCACATCAAGAGGTCAGGCAAATAGATTAGGTCGGTGGTTTTTGTACTCAAATTTAAAAGAATCTGAAGTTGTATCTTTTACAACTACTCTTGAAGCTGGTGTAATTGTAAGACCAGCAACAATTATTGCCATTGCAGATTCATTAAGAGCAGGCGTAAGAAGAGGTGGCCGTATAAAATCTGCTACTTCAACAACTATTGTTGTTGATGATGCTAATAATACTGATTTAACAACAGAAAATTCTGCAACTTTGACAGTTATTTTACCAAATGGCAAAGCTAGTGTTCCAAGAACTATATCATCTATAAATGGCACAACTATTACTGTAAGTTCTGCTTTTGCTTATAAAGATGACGATGGAAATGAAGTAACTGCAACTCCACAAGCAAACAGCATATGGGCAATAGAAAATTCTTCAATTGAATTACAAATTTTTCGTGTAGTTTCAATCGAAGAAAAAAATGAATCTGAATATACAATTACAGCAGTTATACACGATACAAATAAATATGCAGAAGTAGAAAGTCTTGACGTTGCCTTAAACCCAAGAACGATAACAACTTTGATAGATGAAAAACCTTCTCCTAATAACTTATCTGCAACAGAACAAATAGTGCAATTAGATAATAGAGCAATATCAAAAATTTTTGTTACATGGGAACCAGTGCAAGGAGTAAATGAATATTTAGTTTTCTTTAGATATAGTGATGGAGATGTAGATGACGATGGAGATGAGGGTATTGAAAATCCAGAAAGTTTTAGAATTTCAAGACCAAGCTTTGAAATTGTTGAATCAAGGGCTGGTAAGTATGAATTTACTGTTCAATCTTATAATGCGTTAGGAAAATTAAGCAGCTCTGTATCTAAGTTAGTTTTTAACGCTGTAGGTAAAACAGCTGTTCCAGCAGATGTACAAAATGTACAGATTGAACCCATATCAGATCAATCTATAAGACTTAGTTTTGATAAATCAACAGATGTTGATGTTTTGCATGGTGGCACTCTAATAATCCGTTCATCAAATTTAACAACTGGTGCATCTTTTACAGATTCTGTTGATGTAGGAGAATTTGCAGGCAATGTAAATAGTGTTATTGTTGATAATATTATAAATGGAACTTACTTTTTAGCTTTTAAAGATGATGGTGGAAGAATAAGTGCTAACGCTGCATCAATAAAAAACATTTCAACACAACCTGATGTACAGCCAAAACTCACAGTTTTAACAGATAGAGAAGATTTAGACAGCACACCTTTTGCTGGTTCAAAAGTTGGTTGTTTTTTTGATAGTACATTAGATGGTCTTGTTCATGGTCTTAATGGTAAAATTGATGGTGTTTCTGATTTTGATGCCATAGAGGATTTAGATTTATTAGATAATACAGTTGCTACAGTTGGTACTTATAGTTTTGCAAATACTTTAGATTTAGGAGGTAAACAACCACTTGTCTTACAAAGACATTTAGTCACAAAAGGTTTTTATAATAATGAATTATTTGATGATAGAAGTGCATTTATTGAAACATGGACTGATTTCGACGGTACAACCGTTGCCATTGACGTAAATGCCAAGGTGCTAGTGGCCACGACTGACTCAGATCCTGATACTTCAACTGCTGGTACTTATACGATAAATAATGGATCAGGGGCTGCTGGGACTATTATCACTATCACAAAATCAGGGCATGGTTACAGTGTCGGTAGTTTTGTAACCGTTGATTTTACATCTGGAACAGGTGTTGATGGTGATTATCAAATACAAAGTATTACTACCAATACTTTTACATTAACTTCTGCAACATCTTTATCAACTAGTGGTAACTGTAATTTCAGTGCAGAATTTAGCCAGTTTAACCCTTTTATAAATGGTAAATATATTGCAAGAGGATTTAAATTTAGATGTGATTTAGAAACAAAAGATATTGCACAATCTATTGAAATTGAAGAGTTAGGCTATACAGCACAAATAGAAAGCAGAACAGAAACAAGTCTTGGTAATGCAGGAGCTACAAATGGAGTCTTTGCATCAGGTACTTCCACAAAATCAGTGACTTTTACAAATAGTTTCTTTACAGGTCAGTCAGGCACTAGCGTTGCAGCAAATTCTGTTTTGCCATCAATAGGAATTACTATTGAAAATCAATCGCAGGGAGATTTCTTTGTGTTATCAAATATAACTGGCAGCGGCTTCGATATAGATGTAAAAGATTCTAATGGTAACAATGTTAATAGAAATTTTAAATATGCTGTAACTGGATTTGGGCGTGGAAGTTAATTTTAAAGTAGTATATAATTAAATAAAATTTTAAGTTACAAATGGCACAAGCACCAGACTACGACGTAGCTAACTCCACGGGAGCCAACGTGAGAGCTGAGTTAAATATTATTTTACAAGCGATATTAACAAACAACCAAGGTACAAGTGACCCAAGTTCGCCTGCGGCTGGAATGTTATTTTTTGATACAAATAATAGTTTGATGAAGATGAGGAATGAAGGTAATAGTGCTTTTATAAATTTATTTACAACAAGTGGTGCTCCTGCTTTTCCTGTAGATGGAACAATAAATTCAGTAAATATTGGTAAAGGTGCAAACTCTGTTTCTAGTAATACAGTTCTTGGAGTAAGTGCTTTAGATGCTGCGGTTACTGGCACAAATAACACTGCTATTGGGCATAGTACCCTAACCGATTTAACATCAGGGACAAATTGTACAGCACTTGGAAAATCGGCTCTTGAAAAAAATACTATTGGAGTTAGAAATACAGCTTTAGGATCACAGGCTTTAGATAAAAATGTGTCTGGAAATGACAACATTGCTATTGGTGTTGACACTTTAGGATTAAACACCACTGGCGAACTAAATGTTGCTATGGGTGATTTTGCTCTTGATGCAAATGACAGTGGCCACGCAAGTTTAGGGGCTAATACAACAGCCAATAACAATACTGCTTTTGGTTATAACTCATTAGCAATAAACACTACTGGTGTGAATGGAACCGCAGTAGGTGTTGGCGCATTAGACGCTAATTCTACAGCTGATAATAATACAGGAATCGGTTATAATGCCTTAACAGATAATTCTACTGGATTTAATAACACTGCCTTGGGTTCATTAGCGGGTGATGTTATGACAACTGGCTCAAACTGCACTTCACTAGGTTATCAAGCAGACCCTTCTAGTGCCACCGCTACAAATGAAGTCACTTTAGGAAATTCAAGTATTACAGCTATCAGATGTCAGGTTCAGACAATAAGTGCACTCTCTGATGAAAGAGATAAGACAGATATTGTTGATTCAGAAGATGGTCTTGATATAATAAATGCACTTAGACCAAGAAAATTTACTTGGGCAATGCGTGAACCTAGTGATAACAATGGAAAAACAGAACTTGGTTTTGTAGCTCAAGAAATAGACGCTGTATTAGGTGATAAAAATGACTATATTGGTGCTGTTTATAAAACTAATCCAGATAAATTAGAAGCATCTTACGGAAAATTTGTTCCAATATTAGTAAAAGCTGTACAAGAATTATCCTCAAAAGTCACAGCCCTCGAAGCAGGGTAAACTATTATTAATTAATTTTTTTATCATGATAGAAAAAACCGCTGATGAAATCGCAGCAATTTTCTCCGCTGCTGGTGATAGTGTAGCTATTATTAATGCAGATGCAAGCTGTTCATCTTATACAACAAGAACAGGATTTACTGTTACTGAAGCTGAATGGAAAGCCTACATTAAAAGAAATACAGATCATCTTGAAATTATCAAGGCTTACAAAAAACTTGATGGCACAACTTCTATCTGGACATCCGAATCTTTTACAGACATAGATGCTGCTATAACAAAAGGAAAGACACTTTACTCTTAATTTATGAATTTACAAAAATTACAAGAAACAAGACAACAACTGTTGTTTGAAAAAGAAAAACAATTTGCAAATCTTTATGAAATTACTGGTGCTATAAAGTTGTTGGATCAACAGATTTTGGAGATGTCAAAATCCGAAGATACCCAGCCAACAGAAACACAGGCATCAACCCTACAAGAAAAAACAGCGTCAATACAGTAAGTGGTGCTACCATTTTATTAATAACGCTTTTATTCATGTTTGCTCGTATTTGTCAGGTAGCTTCATTGTTGTCTCTATCTCTTACCTTGTC